ATGAGACTCACGAAGACCACGACTGGGAGATAACCGAAGTAAAAGAAATAGGAGACTAGCAGTGGAACTATTAATTACTAATGAAGATGGTAGCACTACCAAATTCACAGAAGATATGGCAATTACTGCTATCAAAGAGCGTGACCAACTACGCCAAGACCTAGCAGATAAAACACAGTGGAATGAACGTCACGTAACTAAGATTCATACAATCAGACAATCAGTGTATGATTTCTTTAGCCAGCGTTACGACTCAGGCAATGATGAAATTACTTGTTCAGTTGATGATGTCAATGAAATGCTAGAGTATATTGGAGCAGACAAACTCAAAAGACTATGGACCGTATCAGGTCGTATTGAGTTTACAGTTACAGACATTGAGGCTGACTCAGAAGATGATGCCCGTGAACAAGTGGAAAACAATTTAACTGTAGAGTTTGACGGCGACAGCGTTGACGATTACAACATAGATATCCACGACACAGAGCAGCAGTAACACGCCGTTCAGATAAGCCACACGGTTGCTGTGGTATTATCTGACATAAGGCAGTGGGCTGGTTTCTGATTAGTCTCCTTTTCCAGCCCACTACCTCTAAACAGGAGACTAGGAGTTTATGAAACAAGAAATTGAACGTGACCGTTATGGTCGCCCGTTAGTACGTCCTGCTAGTGGAGGCAAACCAGTTGCTTACACACGGGCTACAACAATAGCCAATAGTCTTGATGACCCATCAGCACTAACCGCTTGGAAGATGCGGATGGCAGCCATAGGTTTGTCAGTGCGTAGTGATTTGCTACTAGCAATTAACGCAGCGCAAGACGACAGGATGGCAATTAACAAGTATATAGAAGATGCTATGGAAGTAGCAGGTGCTAGCAAAGCAGCAACTATTGGCACTGCACTACATACATTTGCAGAACGAATAGATTTGGGACAAGAAGTTAACGTCCCGAACGAGTGGGCAGGGGACTTAATTGCCTACGAGAAAGCAACAAGACAACTTAATAAAATCTTTATAGAACAATTCTGTGTGCTAGACAAGTACAAAATTGCTGGCACACCAGACAGAGTTGTTGAGTATAAAGGTGAAAGATTCATTGCAGATATAAAGACTGGTCGTATAGACCATCCAAACAATATAGCAATTCAGTTGGCTATCTATGCCAACGGGTTGCCGTATTTCATTGACACGGCAACCCGTGGTAAATGGGGAGACGTAAACAAAGAGAAAGCCATCATCATCCATCTGCCTGCAGGTACAGGCTTGTGCAAACTAGTCTGGATTAACATCGCAGAAGGTTGGGAGGGTGTAAAGTTTGCAATGAAAGTCAGACAGTGGCGAGACAAGAAAGGTCTTGCTACTCCATTTGAAGAACAGGAGACAATCAGTGGCTAGCACTGAAGCACCTATAAGCATCACAGTCAAGACAGCAGCAGGCAGTCTTGTAACAGTCAGAGCAGAAAGCGGAGAAGAACTAGACCAAATAGTTTCTACTGCGCTTGATGCACTAGTTTCTGCAACAACAGAACTAGAGTCAGCAATCAAAGGTGCAGCAGCACCAATGGCACCAGCACAGATAGCCGCCAAACTTGGCGCGTCTATCATTTCAGAGCCAACACCATCAGCAGATTACAATGCAAATGGTTGGGCTACACCAGTTGGAGGCGGTAAGAATTGCCCTCACGGCAAGATGACTGCTATCCAAGGCACAGGTAAAGACGGTAGTACATATCGTGGTTACTTCTGTCCAGCACCGAAGGGTGCGTTTGATAAGTGTAAGAACCAGTACGTTAAGGCTGGTTCTGCTGAGTGGAACACATTCGTAGCCGACCAGGTTAAGTAGTGAGAACACTCCGACGTAGCGTAAGCAAAGCAGAGGTGGGTGGCGAACCATTGCCACCCGCTTTTGCGGCTTTTGAACGAGCAGGAATTATCCTGCGCCGTGCAGAAATTACGATGGTTGCAGGCACTCCAGGTGCAGGTAAATCATCAGTTGCACTGGCAATCGCAGCCAGAGCAAAGTTACCTACGCTGTACTTCAGCGCAGATACCAACGCTCACACAATGGCTATGCGATTAATTGCTATGTCTAACAGGACAAGTCAAGCCAACGCAGAACAGTTGTTGAAGAAGGACCCAGCCAAAGCAGAAGAAATCCTAACCCTCAACAATCATTTGTTCTGGTCGTTTGAATCTACTCCTACACTTAAAGACTTAGATGATGAAGTCTCAGCCTTTGAAACTGTGTGGGGTAGAAGTCCAGTCTTAATTGTCGTAGACAATCTAATGGATATAGCAATGGATGGTCACGAAGAGTTCCAAGGTATGCGTGCAGCAATGAAGGAGTTAAAGTATCTTGCAAGAGATACCAACTCAGCAGTGCTTGTTCTACACCATACCAAGGAAGGCTTTGAGGGCTATCCTTGCCAGCCACGGTCAGCCATTCAGGGTTTGGTCAATCAGATTCCTGCAATGATTCTGACTATCGGTCAGATGAAACAAGGTGATGACATCTACCTCTGCGTAGCCCCAGTCAAAAACAGATACGGGCGGGCAGACCAGACAGGTAACAACTATGTCAGCCTTGCTTTTAACCCTGACAATATGTACCTAGACGATGTTCAAATCAAGTATGCACAGGAGACTATCTATGGAAACTAAAATATGGGAATACTCTTTCGCAAAAGAAGATGTAGAAACATTACTTGCCAAGCCAATAACAGATGGTGAGTGGAACATTATTGTTGACGAACTTTATAACAATGATGAGTTATACAATTCACTAACTACGCTAGCAATGGATGTAGCAAGAGATGTACTAAACAGTTGAGTAGCGCAGCCAAACGCAAAGGCAGCCAAGCAGAACGAGATGTTGTTGCTTGGCTTAAAGCCAATGGATACCCATATGCAGACCGCAGAGTTGCAGGAGCAACCTTAGACAAAGGCGACATCAGCGGTGTATTGGGCGTGACTATTGAGATAAAGAACCATAACAGGCTAGACCTTGCAGGCTGGACAGCAGAGTTAGAAGTAGAGATGGCAAATGACAAAGCCTGGACAGGCGCAGTCATTCACAAGCGTAAAGGAAAAGGAGACGTAGGAGAATGGTATGCAACTATGCCTGCAAGGGTATGGATTGCTCTCCTAAATAAAGCAAATGGACAAACATAGTATTGCAGCATACCTAGAGTATGTTGGCGCCGCCGTGCCACCACGGGCACACGGCTGGCGCAAGATAAAGTGCCCGTTCCACGGAGATAAACACGCATCAGCGGGTATTAACTTTGATGAAGAAAGATTTAAATGCCACGCCTGTGGCGTTGGTGGAGATGTATACGACTTAATTATGTACAAGGAAGGAGGTAACTATCGTGAGGCTGTCAAATTCGCAGAGACAATTTCTCCAACAGGCAGCGACAGACTACGCACAAAGCGTCCACAAGGCGGACGGCTATCTAGCAAGTCGGGGTCTGTCGGTAGACGAAGCCAGGAGATTTCATTTAGGAGTAGTGGACAATCCATCGCCAGGTCACGAAGGCTACAAGGGTAAGTTATCCATACCTTATGTAACCCCGTCAGGCATAGTAGATATCCGCTTTCGTAGTATCAATGGAGAAGACCCCAAGTACATAGGTTTGCCAGGGGCAAAGACAACTATGTATAACGCACAGGCTGTCTTAATAGCAGACAGTTATATCTGTGTTACTGAAGGTGAGATTGACTGCATTACAGTCTTAGCCAAGACTAACCACCCAGCAGTTGGAATTCCAGGTGCTAATAACTGGAAGCCTTTTTATAAAAATATTCTTGATGACTTTGAGACAGTAATAGTTCTAGCAGATGGAGATAATCCAGGGCTAGAGTTTGGTAAGAAGATAAGCAGAGAACTAGGAAATGTAAACATTATTCAGATGCCAGATGGACACGACGTAAATAGCGTTGTGCTACAAGAAGGGATTGGTTGGCTAGATGAGCGAATTAGAAAATGTATTTCAGAGTAATGATGAATTTTGGGAGTATATTGAAAACAACCCAAGATTGGTAGGTATACCAATATCAGAAAACAAAGGGCTTGATTTACTATCTGCCCTCAAAGATGTTAGAGATGCCTACAGAGAAAACCTTGCAACGGGTGATACAATGTTAACTATCTTAGGCAGCCTGCTGGCTGGTATAGCAGACGGTGATGGTGAGGAAATGCTAGAAGAAGTCATAGTCTCAGAGGCTATGTCTAAGTTTGACAAACATCTAAGAGAGGTACTAGATGAAGGACGTTAAAGACCTAGACGATATCTTGACCGAACTTAAAATCGTTATGGTTCAGAAGCATCAGGACTACGGACCATACAACATAGCCCACGCACCAGGCGGGGCTACCAATGGATTGCTAGTGCGGATGCACGACAAGATGGAACGACTTAAGAATCTTTATTACAACCGCAGAGGCAACACGCCGAACTATGAAAGTATTGAGGATTCCTACAAAGACCTAGCAAACTATGCCATAATAGGACTATTGGTACAAAGAGGTCAATGGGAAGGCACAGGTGGAGGCAAATTACCTAACTGAATATGACACCCTAGTGGCGTCATTAGC